CCACAATATTATGTCCACGAAGAGACTGGAGATAGGTATCTTAAAAAGAAAGAAGCTCCAAGTAAGATTCAGAAAGAGTTGGTAGCTGGGCCATTAAAAATAAAGAAGACACCATTTAATCCGGGGAGTCGTTTAGAGATTGCCCGTGTGTTAAAAGAAAAGTACAACTGGAAACCTACGATCTTTACTGGGGAAGGCAGACCAAAAGTGGATGAGAGTGTTCTGTCTTCTTTGTCATACCCTGAAGCAAAAGAGTTTGCTATGTATCTTTTAATAACGAAGAGATTAGGAATGCTGGGTGATGGTAACGAAGCTTGGTTGAAATTAGAAAGAGATGGCAGGATTCATGGAGAAGTAAATACCAATGGAGCTGTGTCAAGTAGGTGTACTCATAGAAAATGCAACATGGCTCAAGTCCCTTCGGTCGGATCTCCTTGGGGTAAAGAGTGTAGATCTTTGTTTCGCCCAACGAATCCAAATAACGTAATGGTAGGAGTCGATGCTTCGTCTTTGGAACTAAGAACTTTGTCTCATTATTTACACCCCTTTGATGACGGAGAGTATGTAACTCATATTCTTGATGGGGATATCCATACAATAAATCAAAACGCAGCTGGCTTATCCTCTCGAAATGAGGCGAAGGTAATGATCTATAGCATGATCTATGGTGCTGGGGATGAAAGATTAGGGAAAATCGTAGGAGGCGGACGAAGAGAAGGACGTAACCTCAGAGAAAGATTCTTTGCAAAGATGCCAGCTATACAATTGTTACAAGAAAAAGCTAAATCAAAAACCGTCCTCAAAGCTTTGGATGGACGTTTATTGCCAGTTCGTAGTCAACATTCAGCTTTGAACTTACTCTTGCAATCCGCAGGTGCTATCATTATGAAGGAGGCTACGATTATTATGCACCGCATATTTGCAGAGCATAAGATATACGGAGTGAAACAGTTAGCCCATGTCCACGATGAAGTCCAATTCGAATGCCCAAGAGAAGTTGGAGATAGAGTTGGTGAACTTGCCGTCCGAGCTATACAAGAAACAGCAGATGTATTTGGGTTTAGATGTCCCCTTCACGGAGAAAGTCGCGTTGGATCTAGTTGGTATGACACCCATTGAGGCCAGTTACTTTGCAGGTTTCTTTGATGGAGAGGGCTGCATTCGTCTTATGGAAAGCAATAAAAGCAAGAACAAGGTAACAAAGTATTATCTTCCTAGAGTATCGGTGGCCTCATGTTACTACCCTACTTTAGAGATATTAGCTAATAAATTAGATAAAACTATACACAAAGTTACTTCAAGAAAAGAACATTACAAAGACGCTTTTTGTTTGGAGCTTTCAGGAAACAAGGCTTTATTGTTTATTAGAGCCATATATCCCTATCTTCAAGAAAAGAAAGAACAAGCAAAGGTTTTTTTAAGATTCGGGGAATATCCTAGAAGAAGTGCTCAACATGAAAAAATACACAAAGAACTAAAACAACTTAAAAGGAAAAACTATGGCCCGAAAACGTGAGCCCAATCTAGAGTTTATAACAAACGATGAACTGATAAACGAACTTCGTAAAAGGTTTGATGATCTGTTGATTGTTGGATGTGTTAAAAGAACTAATCAAAGAGATGACTATTTAATGAGCTTTGTTGGTACATATCATGGTATATTAGGACTATGCGAGTTAGGAAGACTAGCAGCGGAGGCAGGAGGCGACGATGGCAAAGACTACTTTATTAGTTGATGGGGATATAATTTTATATAAGGTTGCCATTAACTGCGAGATTGTCACAGATTGGGGCAACGATTTTTTTACACTTCATGCTGATCTTCAACAAGCAAAAGAAGAAGTAGATGTTGCATTAAGTAATCTAATGACTGAACTTAATGGTGTCGAAATGATTATTAGTTTATCTAGCCCTAACAACTTTAGAAAAGACGTATTACCTTCTTATAAATACAACCGTAAAAGAATTAGAAAGCCAGTTATATTTCCCCCTCTTAAAGATTACTTACGAGAAGTCTATGAAGTCGTAGAGTTTGACGGTCTTGAAGGAGATGATGTTATTGGTATTCTTGGAACTGGATATAAAAAATTAAAAGGAGTTCCAGTATTAGTTAGCACCGACAAAGATATGAAAACAATACCGTGTCGTCTTTATAATCCAGAAAAGTCAGAGTTAGGTATCGTAGAGAGAACTGAAGAAGAAGCTAATTATTACCACCTGTATCAAACACTTACTGGAGATGCTACTGACGGATATAAAGGCTGTCCCGGTGTTGGCCCGAAATCAGCCGAGCGTT